ATGCATCTCTAATATTTCCGCCTGGTGCGTCTACGTCTCTAAATTCTCCAGGTTGTATAGATTGTGCATCATCTCTAATTCTGATTCCTCTTTGTTTAAATCCTGCAGGTAAATTTGATAATGTTCCTGCATCCAATAGTTGTCGTAAGGCAGCCGTAGCTGTTCTTGATAATCCACCAATCATATGTATTAAACCAAAACCATAAAAACCAAGTCCTGGTAAAAATTTAAAATGTACAAAATAATCTACTTTGTTTTTTAAAGGATCGTTTATTTCGTAGTTTCTTCTAATCGATATAACTTCTCTAGAATTTTCTTCAACAGTTACAACGTATGGAAGTTTAATTCCTGTTGGTTCACCGTCTTGTCCCATGTCTTCAAAACCTTCTAAATCTAAATTCACATGACATTCTAGTAAATTAAATACATCTTCGTCTCGTCCTTTTGTTTCTCCTTGAAGTTCTCGTTCTTTTTTCTCAACTTCACTTTCATTTACCGGACCTGGTTTTAATTCTATATCTCTATAGAAACCAGCGACTTGTTGTTTTCTTAATTCGTTTTCTGACATTTGTACGCGATGAATGATAGACTCCGCATCATCTAATGAGGTAGCTGTATACGGAACAATCAAATCATCAGCGGGTACAAATTTTGAGCAAGCCATTTTTGCTGCTTCGTCATAGTAGACTTTTTTAAAAGCAGAGCCTGCTAATGGTAGATGAAATAACAAAGAATCAAAATCAGGTTCATAGTCAGTCATCTTTTCCATTATCTGGTAATTCATAAAATCTTTTACTCTTCTTGATTGTTGTTCTTTTTCTGGTGTTGCTACACCTAAAATTTGTGTTCTAACAGGACCTTCTGCTGGTAATAATTCTTTGTAAGCTAAAGATTGAAATTGCGTAACAGCTTCAGCTAATACAGGGTGAGTTGCACCCGATGCTCCTTGAAAAGGTTCTGTTCTGTTGTCGTATTTAAAACCTAATAAATCTAAACCTTCTCTGTAAGATCTTTCCCAATCTTTTCTAGAGTTTTTGTAATCTTGGTAATTTTGAAAAAGTGTCGAACCTAATCTACCTAATACTTCGTCAGGTAAATGTTCTGCTAAGTTATCGTAGTGGTTTTGTCCACCTTCAACAGATCCTATCGCAGGGTCGTAATTGATATCTACTGATCCATCTTCGTTCTCTGATATTTCTACAGGTTCACCTTGTTCCGCAACTTTCTGTTGCTCTTCTTCTTGAGCGACTTCTAGTTCTTCAGGTGATGGTACTTTTATCTCTTGCTCTACGTTTGGAAGAGACTTGTCTATGTCTGCCATTTATTTTCTCCAGTTTCACAGGTTTAACAGTATTGTAATTAATAAGCAAGCCCTCAGACTGAGGACCTGATTTAGGGGGTATTGTAGTTGTTAGCTTAGTCTTCATAATCACTTAAATCTATATCAGGGCCTTCATCAACATCAGCTCTACCTTCTGTGCCCACATATCTATCTTGCTCTGCTGCAGCTTCTGCTTCATCTACGGCTTTTTGCCCTTTTGTATATTTAGATTTACCCGTGCCTTTTGCAAAGCCCTCCAGCTCTGTAGCATTACCACCTAGAATATCATCAACGTCTTTAACTGAATCAAAATCAACATCATAATCTATTTCTTCAGGATTTCCTGTTCTGTAATATCTAGTATCATTAGCTTGAAACTCTCCTGGTGTTTTTACAGCTTTGCCTGTTGTTTCATCTACAAGTTCAAAACCTGGTGGTGTGTAATTTATTTCATAAGGTTCATTGTAAGCGTTTTTACCTTCAACTAAAATTCTACCATCATCGTGAGCTTGAACTTTTACACCTGGTAATTCTGGTATTTCTATTTCTGTTAGATCAGCATCAATTTTTTTACTTACACCTTTTGCCAAAGCCTTTTCTACAAACTGAGGGAACCACTCAGGCATAGTTGTTGTTGTGTTTTTTAAAGGAACAACTTTAGCTACTTTAGCACTTTTAAAAAATTTACCTACAATTGGCAATGAAGCTATGCCTCCCATAATCTTTAAGAAAGTTCTTTTGCTTGGATCATCTGGTCCGTCGGCAAAACCAATTCGTCCTCCGTTTGCCATAGCCATAATTCCACTTTCATATATCTCATCTAATTCTTCTGGAGACATTTGAACCGGAGCTTGTCCATAAAAAGGTTCTTGTCCTAGAGCTGCTTGTGAAAATATATCTTGTTGAATTTGTTCTCTGTCATCTATTCCTCTTTTTCCAACAATTGAACCTAAAACACCTTCTAGGTTTTCAACGTTTTGTGCATCTAATCTTTGTACTAAATTTGCAAAAATATTTCCAAACTCAGGAAAAAATACTTTGTCTCTTCTATCTTCTAGATCAGCTTTTCGCTCAAGTATTTTATTTCGTATAGGTTCTAAATCTATGCCTTCTGCTTCAAACGGATTGTTTTCTAAATATTTTAAATTTGTAACAGAAGACTCATATTTTTTTCTATCCTTCTCAAAATCAATAAAATTCTTCATTGCAATTTTTTCTTCTGGAGTTTCTGCTAACTTTAATAAATCAGTTTGCATAGAACCAACTAATGACTCAGGAAGCAAGCTTCCTATGATTGTTCTTCTGCCTGCCTCTTTAATATTTCCCCTTGTAAGTTCTGGCATCGCTTGACCTGTTTCAATTAAAGCACCCACACCAAGACCTATGGGTCCTGCTCCTGCGGACAACAATAAGTCTGCTCCAGTTAAAGCTCCTCGCTTAGCAATACTTGCTGCAGGTTTTACAAATTCTTGATATCCAGCTTTAGATGCGAGGATCGGGTCAAAGCCAACATTCTTACCAGAAGCAAGTTGTTGAAGGGCGGTTAATTTTTTCTTACCTGCTGTGGTTGTTTTTGTATCTTGAAAATAATTTTCAACTATGTTTGATTTATTTGTTTTAGAATCAAAAACAATATTTTCTTTAACACCAAAAGTTGTTCCTCCTGTTTTAAACTGCATGCCTGTTTTAGATAAAACTTCATCCGCTTGTTTTGCAAACTCTCCATCAGGATTTTTTCTTAAATAGGTTTTAATTAATCCTATTTGAGAAGTCATTCTTCCAGGAGCATTAACAATATTATTTGGAAAAGCAGTATTTAATTTTTCTTTTGCTACTTCTGAGATATGCTCTGGTGTATAGAACAATTTATTCTTTGCTTTTTCTTTAACTTTTTTAACAAACTCTTTGTCAGAAAGATCTGCATATTTATTAAATTTAATTGGTTCACCTATTTTTAAACCTGTAGCATCTATGTTCATTGAGTATTTAATTTTAGGATCATTTAGTATTTCAGCGTCCGACATTTTTAAAATATCGGCATTTTTATCTTTTATTCTGTCTATAACTTTTTTAGTTTGATTCGTTGTTTTTTCTCCTACCTTTTTAAAAGCTTCTTGTTCTCTTTTTTGTCTTCTTGCAGAAGCTCTAGTTTTTATTGTGGTAGTTGGATCATCTGCTTTTGGTGTGGGATCTTTTATAGCATCGGGTCTAAATTTTTGAAAAATTGTTCTTACGTTTCTTCTATCCATTTTTAATTTTTGAGCTATTGCATTTGTAGACATGCCATCAGCTTGAAGTTTTAAAACATCCTCTACTTTCTTTTGACCTCTTGCATAAGCTGTTCCTAATTTAAATCTATCAGCTGGTATTTTTCCTCGAGACTTTTCATACGCCTTTATTAGACCGCTCCTTTTTGAAAGTGGTGTGCCTGGTCCTTTTTTACCTCTAACGCCAGTTGGTTCTGGTATATTTAAACCTAACGCTCTACCTAAATCAGAATAAGTTTTTATTTTTGGGTCTTTTAAAAGTTCATCTATTTTTTCAAACGTTTCCTCTGTAAAGGGTATTGATCTTCTAGCTATATCAACAGGTCTGTCCCCATCACTAAAATTTTCTCTCTTAATAAAATCTACAGACTCGTCCATCAAGAAAGGTTTGTTATCTTGTAAGGATTGTTCAAGAGATTCTATTCGTAATCTATCTCTCTCATCAAATAATTCTTGCGGTTTTTCTTTTGGTAGAAGTTCTTCTTCAATTGATTCAATATTATAATCTAATGCTGAGCCAGCTAAATCAAAATTAAAAACAGGAACTTTATCTTCTTTTAATCTTTGTATTAAGGTTTTATTTTTTAATAATTCAGAGGCCATGTTATAACCCCATCAAATAGTCTATACCTTTACCAGGTCTACCACCTTCAGCTAAAGCATCTGGATCAATGTCATCAGGTAAATCTTTTAATTTATCTCCAAGATCTTTTGTCTCTTCCATCTCAACTGCTTCGTCGTCTAGAGATTCTCTAACAAGAGGTTTTTTAGGTTCTAGTCCACCTTTTTGAAGAAACTCATCAGCTGCTTCAAATTCATTGCCTGCTGTAAATCTAATTTCTTCTAACTCATCTAACTTATTAAAATCAACATCATAGTATTCATCTAATAATCTTAAAGGGTCCATCTTAGGATCAGCTCCTCTTTGTAGATCATCTTTGTTTTCTAAACTTTTTCTAACATCATCAGATAAATTTATTCTAGTATCTTTTAACAGCATCTGTCTAATGATAGGTCGTCTATAAGATTCTATGTTAGCACTGTATGCTCTTGCTTCTCGCTCCGTTAATTTAGCAATATCTTTTTTTAAATTCATTTCTGCAATTTCATCTTCATCTAGTGTAGTTGTCTTTGGTGGCACATAGTCTTCATCTAATAAAGATTTTACACCTTGCTGATCCATTTTATATTGAGCAGAGTCTTTGATGGCTCTGTCTGCTAAACTTCCTGGTTCTACACCTTCAGGTAAACCTACCTCAGATTTTAAAGTTGCAATACCTTTTTCACCAACAGGTTTTTGTGTTGCAATGTCAACGATCTCTGCTTCAGGTTTATCTGATTTTCCAAGTGGTCCAAACATAGCCTCAGCTGCTTTTTTAACTTGACTCTCTTTTGGTTTTCTAGCTTCTAAAGCTCTCTTAGCGTTAGCTTCGAAGTTGGCAATCTCTGTAGCATTTTTATTAGACAATGCATAAGGTCCATACTCTGCTAATTTCTTATCTATAAATTTTAAAACGTCAGGATCATTGAAAGCTGAATCTGAATATAATTTGAAAGGACTGTTCTTATCAAACTTAATAGGCTTAGATACATTAGTTCCCGTGCCAATCATTCTGTTGACGTAGTCTTTTCCAAATAAAGCTACTAGTAATTTTAACATCAGTAATAAGTCCTTTTCCTTTGAGTTTGTACCTCGTCTTTTTCGTCGTCAGGATGCAATATAAAACCACCCTGTCTAAATCGCATGATGGCTTGAGTTGTTGAGTCAACTAAATCGTCATGGTCACCAAATGGAAAAGCCGCACATTCCTCAATCACTTCTTCAGCGAATTCCTGGTTCGGAGCCCATATCATACCACTTTCAAATAAAGGTGCAACAGAATTTACTCGTGTATGCTTATCATTTCCTTTAGACGGAGAGAAGTTGACGACGGGTATACCCATCTTCCTTAACTCATCTGTTAAAGGTTGACCTGATGCTTTAGCCTCTATGATAACCGTATCAGGATCCCAATACTTCCATTGCTCGTAAGCAACTTGTTTTAACTCTGGAAAATCGTATCTGCCTTTCTTAGCATCTAATAATATCAAACTTGCAGGACTATCATCGTTTAAATAAAATACGCCCCAAGTCGTGATTGCTGAGTAGTCGGCTGATTGTTTCTTGCCGAACGCTGTATCGTAAGATTGTATGACATGCTTTAGTGCAGGTATAAAATCCTCTTCCCATGGCTGCCACCATTCTCTTTTGATAATAGCTCCTTCTTCTGACGTTGGGTTTTGCATATACTGAGCGTTCCATTTCTGGACACCTGTAGATGCTTTCACTGCTTCTAGTTCTTCTAACTTCCAATACTCTGGCCATAGGGGTTTACCGCTTGGCATGATGGCTGGAAACTCTATGATCTCCCACTGATCTGCTTTGGCTTCTCGCTGCGCGCCTAACAGACAACCGGTCAAGTCTTTTGTATTCCATCTTGTCATAACCAGAATAATAGATCCGCCTGGCTGGAGACGTTGACGAGGACCTGATGTATACCATTCAAAAGTTCTCTCCATAGCATCTCTGTTCATGGCATCTTGTTCGGTGTGTGGATCATCGATGATAAGTAAATCCGCACCACGACCTGTAATCGCGGAGCCGACGCCAGCTGCGTAATACTCGCCGCCTTGTTGTGTTTCCCATTTACCTGCAGCTTGTGAGTCTTCTCTAAGTCTTGTTTTGAAAACGGTTTGATACTCAGGACTATCTAAGAGTTGTTTTGCTTTACGCCCGAATCTAACAGATAGCTCCGTGGTGTTAGTGGATTGAATGATCTTGAGCTTCGGGTTTCTACCCACCATCCAAGCGGGCAGCAGGAAGCTAGCGAACTCAGACTTTGTATGTCTGGGTGGCATGTTGATTATAAGTCTTTTTAATTTGCCTTCAGCCA